GGTGGTATTATGTAAAATATATAAATGCAAATACATTTAAACTCTCTTTAACTCCAAGCTGAAAAACTGTAAACTTCACAACAAATGGAAGTTGAACGACAACATGATACACTTCATCGCAACCAAGAGTTAGATATTTGAAGTATATGTGAGATAGAGTATTTGGGGCATGAGATGATGCAAACCCTACAACGCTATACTATACAGGCGCTCTTCCAAGTAATGCAAACGCATTAAATACAAATACACTTGTGGTTTGATGAGATGAGCTTTGAAAGATTAACGGTATACTTGATTTATGAAATATAATCCTTGTTTTTAAAAATAAAAAAATATATTCAATAAATGTATGAAGTAATACAGCAGAGGCAATAGATACACAAAACTGATGATATTCACACAGAGCAATAAGAAATGTAGAAAATAGTATCTTCTATTATAATGATTGATGAGTAGAAACATTGAAAGCAAGGGCTTGATTATCTTGAGCATCATGACTAGCAAGTGAACCTTTAAGTAATGATTTGAGAACTTTAATAAACAAAATAACTCCTTACTCTTATAATTATAGTTCAGGGTACTACATCCCAACAATTGCAAACTATTATTTTTCTTTCGATACTGCGAGTGATAGAGTCGCAGATACGACACTCGTAAGGTCAAGTATTACTTGATGATGGAGTGAATACACATACCCAAGTCTTAACGATTATTGATATTATATTGATTCCGACTGAGAATATCACTATCTTATAGCAAGTGCAGGAGGTGGACAAATGTATGAGGTTGAGACATGATTCCAAGATAATTGAATTTGAATAAACACAGAATTACAAACGAAAAAATGGGACTTCAAAGATTCTACACAATGGAAAATATACGAGTCAGTAGATATTGTTTGAATAAAAAATATATGAAGTGAAATAAATATAGAAATATTAAGTGATTGAGAAATTATAACAACAGCAATACTTGACGATACTTTTATAAATAAAACAGATATAACAGCCACTATATGAACATTGCCTATTTGAATAAAATGAATATGATGAGGTGAATGAAGTGGAGAAGATATTGACTTATATCCTTATATGATAAGAATACCAATGTACAGCTGATGACCAAATATACAAGTAAAAATGTACAGCGACAGCAACCCAAATGTATGGTCACTCGATAAAATAAATATTTCTTTCCAAAAAGAAACTATGACAATATTCCCTAACATTAATATAGCATAATATGAGCAATCTAACAAGAATCCCATTGATTGACAATTATAGGACAAACCTATCACAAGAGTGGAATTGAGCGACTGGAACGGTTTATGTAGCTACAACGCCAACATTTACTTTTCCATCTTGAATAACTACATATATAGTAGTTAATCCGTGAAAAACAAATATGCAAATTGCAGAAATTAATAGTTATAATTCTACAAATAAAACTCTCAATGTATCAAATATTACACTTGAAAAATGAGCAAGTGTGAATAGTACAGCACAAACACATACAGTATGAAGTGAGGTTATTATTTCTGATAATTACCAATTTTGGCTTGATATTCTTACAGCTATAAATAGTAAAATCGATACACTAACTTGACAATCAGCAGTATACGCAGACGCAACGGCAAGAAATACAGCCATTCCAACGCCTAGCAATTGAATGCAGGTTTATATTACTTCTGAATGAAAGTTTTATGATTATACAGCTTGAAGCTGGACAGCAAGAGAAAGTGGATGAACTTTTGCAAATGCGAGTACGACTGTGGCATGAAAGGTTGAAATATGAACACAAACGGAAGTGGATAATGGAACTGATACATGAGGAACATGAGCAATTAATGTAGTTATTCCTAGTACTTTTATACAGTGAATTAAAAATTTTTTTAGCACTGTAAAGTCAAGTATTATTGATACAGATAAAATATGAATATTAGATAGTGTTACATGAACATTTAAGGGTATGTTGTATAGCGTATTAAAAACACAATTAAAGACTGATTTACCAGTTTCATCGTCAAATTTATGATTTTCAAAAATGGCGACTAATTCTTTAATAACAACTTGAACAAATGAGGATACATATATAAACCCTAAACAATTATATGAAACATACAATAATATATTCTATGGGGCAACCAATACGGCATATAGTAGTTGAAACCTATGAGCTATAGCATGAAGTTATATTAATTGAGCTTACACAACAGCAAAAACATTAACAGCAAGTCATTGATGAAGATTCACAATAAATGTAACTTGATGAGTAGAAAGTGGAAATTCAAACCAAGCTAGTTTAAAATTATATTTAAATTGAGTATTACAAGAGCAAAAAGATTGAACATATACGACAAGCTGAACATATAATTTAACTTTTACAAATTTTATTATTAATAAATGAGATGTGTTGAGGTTAGATGTTAAGGTAATACAATCAGAATTTCCTTGAAATAATGAAAAAGTAACTGTCTCTAGTTATACATATAAATACGATACAATCGTAAACCAAACACTTTTTAGCTAATATTTATAATATAATTTCTCAAAAATGGCAATTAATCCAATAACTTGATTTGAAGAAGAAAAAAAAGTACTCTGATATACAGAAGACCAAGTAGGTATTCCATGAGTTAATATAATGCCTACTGCAATCAATGGAAGCGTTCCTGTAACGCCTCCTATTATGACACCTGCACCAACTCAAACCCCACCACCTGCCCCTACCGTAGCAACACCAACACAACCAATAGTGGATAAAGAGAAAGTGTGAGTTACTCCAGCACCTCTTGATTTTACAAAAGATAATTTAGTAAATATACTTTGAAAAGACCCAAATAAACTCTCAGAAGATGAGAAAACTTTTGTTAGAAAAGTAAAAGCTAGGCAATCACTAGGGGAGTCTATGGATAGTATTTTTTGAAGTGGGGTATGAACTACTTGAACAACTTCCGTAACTCCTTGATTTACAGAAGCAGAAAAAGCAATCGAAGCAGAAAAAACAAGACTTGCAGGTGTAAGTTGAGCAAAAACAGATATAAGACAGCAAGAAATACAAGCAAGGACAGACGCAAATATAAAAGCACTTGAAGAATCAGGAAGAAAACAAATGGACGCTTTAAAAAGTAGTCTATCTTTTAGTGGGTTTTGAAGAAGTAGTGTATGAGTAGAAAAACAAGCAGAAGTGGAAAAATCTATACAAGATAGAATCGCAAATGAAAAAATGATAGCACAAAAAGAAATGGATATTTATAAACTTGAATTACAATGAGCAGATGAAAAAGTAATCTCTTGAATGAGAGAAGATTTGAGCAAAGCCAAACTTGATTTACAAGTGAAACAACAAGAGGCATCAATTGCAACTGCAAAAATGAATATGGAAGCATGATTGAAATGACAAGAGGCGTTGACTAATTTTTTGAACTCTTATACTTGAGGGGTAGACCAAGCAAAAAAAGAGTGATTTGATGAAAAAACAAGTCTTGCTTTATGATATGTTTCAGATAAATTTTGAAACCCTGTAAAAAAGGATGACAAATGAAATCCTATTGCATTTCAATGAAATGATTTGAATAGTGATATAAAAATAACAAACTTCAAAGACGCAAACGACAATACCTATGTATATAAAAATTGAAGACTTGACAGTATTATACAAACAGATTGACAAATAATACAATGAGATGGATTGAATAATAAACAAGTCCCTGCAAGTGTTATTTCATCTAAAAAAGAAAAAGAGTCAAAAGACATTGAAAGTGCTTTAAGGAAAGAGTTTACTTCAAGAGAGGAAGTAAAGGCTTTTAATGCTATAAGAAGCCAATATGCAAGAGTAGAACAAGCGAAAGCAATGAGTGAAAAACAAACTTGAGTTTGAGATGTTGCACTTATTTTCGCATATATGAAAATGCTTGACCCTACTTCCGTAGTAAGAGAGGGGGAGTTTGCAACAGCTCAAAATACTTGATGAGTTGAGTCAGCAATATCAAATTTATATAATAAAGCATTGAGTTGAAAATTTTTGACTCCACAACAAAGAGAAGAAATTGCAAATTTATCAAAAAATTTATATTGAAATCAAAAAGATGTAGTGCAATCAGTTATTAACCAATATGAGAATATTGCAAAAGATTCATGAGCAAGACCAGAGATGATTATTTGAGATTTTGATGTGTGAGTATGATGAGTGAAACCAATTTCACAAAAAGATGACACAAGCGAAATTGATAATATATTTTGATGAGCAACAACGCAAACAAAAACACCTAATTTATTTACTCCGACAAGTGGGAAAAACTTTAATGTACCGACACCTTTTAAACCTGCAGAACTACCTGCATGAACAAAGGGGCTTGATTTTTCAATGAATACTGATTTAATAAAAAAATACCCAAACGAGGCAAGTTTTAAAAATAACAACCCAACTTGAATCACAGTATGAATAAGTCAAAGAACAAAAGATTTATTGAGTCAGTACGGAATACAATATGAGCCATGAACTGCAAGACCTAAAAATGAGGGGTGAAACTATTATAAATTTCCTGATGTACAAACTTGATTAAAGGCATATTGAATATTATTGACTAAAGCATGAACTGATGATATACATGCAAGACTTAAACAATGGGTATGAAGTGCAAACTCCGAAGAGTATGCAAATAGTATCATGAAAAAAGCTTGAATTGAAAAATGAAAAAAGTTTAGTGAATTGAGTAAAGAAGAACTTGTGCAATTAATGGCTGTACAATTACAAAGAGAAAGCCCAAATTTTTATAAACAAATTATCTCTTAATTTTTAAAACATGGCACTTAGTGAATACGAAAAAACAGCAGTAAATGCAATAAAAGACCAGTGAGGGACTGCACAAGACGCTAAAGAGTGGCTTGATTATTGGAGAAAACAAGAGAGAAATAGACCTACTTTATGACCTGAAAAACCTGAAAATTTACCAATAGAAGAAACTCCAACCCCTGCACCTGAACAAAATGCAGTTATGAAAACTCTCTCTACTGTATCTTGAATATGAGAGAAAATTTGATGAGCTATTTCTTGAGCATGAGAAAAATTTAAAATGCAACCTAAAGAATGAGAGGGGATTTGAACAAGCGTTTGAAAGTTTCTTGTAAATATTCCTTGAGGTGCAGTATCATTATTGGGAGATACTGTATCCGCTATTTCAAACCCTGTAAAAACAGTTGAATGATTAAAACAAGTTTGAAAAGCATGAGTTGAAGCGTGATTAAATACTATATTTAATACTTCTTGATGAAAATCACTCTTACAATGATTATGAGCAAGTGAAGAATCAATCAAAGAACTTGAAACATGAAAGTATACGAGTGAAGAAACAAAACAAGTGGCTGAATGATTAAAAAATACTCTTGTACAAAACTTTTGAAGTTTAGAAAAAGCAAGACAAACAATAGTAAAAAATCCTGAAGATGTTTTAAGTGTTTTAATCCCTTCTAAAACACTTTCAAGATTAACTTGATTATATAAACCAACCTCAAAAATTGCAAAATTAGAAAAAAGTGCATGAATAAGAGTATGAGAATTTCTTGCCCCAACGAAACCAAAAACAACAAAAAAAATTGTTGAAGAAATAACTCCTTGAATACTTGAAAAAGGTATAAAATGAACAAGGGAAGAAGTATTGAATATGGCAGAGAATAAAGTAACTGAAGTTTGAAAACAAATTGATGATTTTATAACAGCGTGAAAATTACAATGAGAACTAAAATTAGATAAACTTGTAGAAACTTTATCAAAAGCAGATAATGAGTTGCGTTTTGAAGGGAAATTATTACCATGAAGAGAACCACAAGCTAATTATATTAAAGCACAAATAGATTTTTTATCTGATTTAGAAAAAAGATGAGATATATTGACTCCAGAGCAACAAGTAACATTGAGAAGGTCTTTTGATAAAGTTTTTGATAAAACAGTTACTAGGGATAATATAACAAAATTTCAAGATGATTTAGATGTAAAACTTGCTGATACCTTAAGAGCTGAATTGGCAAAAAATAATCCTGATTTTAATGTTTTAAACAAAGAGTTTCATTTTTATAAATGATTAGAAAAAGTATTAGATGAAACACAATTAAGAAAAATATGACAACTTGAAACATGACTTGTTGATACTTTGGCAAAATGACAAAGTACATGAATTTGAGCGACTGTATGATGAACTATTTGATGATTTGTTGCTTGACCTGCATGAGTTCCAGCGTGAGCATTTATTTGATGAGCATTATGAAATAAATTACAAAAAGTTTTATCATCTCCTGAAAGGAGACTGATGTCTGCACAGTCAGCAAAAAAACTTGCTGATGCTCTTGCAAAATGAGATTTAACAACAACAGACAAAATATTAAATTCTATAATTGTTTTATGACAAACAAATAAAACAAAAAAAGATAAAAACGCAATGGATGTACTTTCCCCTACTCAATAAAAATAATTAAAATTAAAAATATAAAATCATCAATACAATATTTTTGCAAAATAAAACATATTATGCTATGCTTTTCGCACATCAAAAAAGATGTTTTATATTCTAATATTAAAACTTATGAATAAAATAGACCAATTAAATAGTTGTTTATGGCAAGTAATTCCTTGAACTCCATCAGATTATTATTTTATTTGATATATTGTATTATTTTGAATATGAATTTGGATGGTATATTTTTATATTAAAAATATGTAAATAATTTTCATTTTTTAGAAAAAGTATATATAATTGATAATATAATTATATAAAACTTATGGACGACTTAAAACTATTAGCAATAAAAGAAAAAGCAATAAGAGAACTAGAAAAAAGACATAAAGATAAACACGAATCTCTTATGTCTTTTATCGCGTATTTTTTTAAAGAAGAATTGAAAAAAGATTTTGTGTTAAATTGGCACTATAACATCATAGCAAATGAATTGGAAGAATTAAGAAATGGAGTGACAAAAAAATTAATAATAAATGTCCCTCCTAGAACATGAAAAACAGAGCTTATAACAAAGAGTTTTCCTATTTGGTTATTATGACAACAGCCAAATCATAAGTTTATTGTATCGTGATATTCAAGTACATTAACACAAAACTTTTCTTCACAAGCAAGAGATTATTTTCAAAGTAACACATTTAAAAAAATCTTTCCTAGAAGAAGTAAAATAAAAGAAGACCAAAATACAAAAGAATTATGGGAATTGAACGCATGAGGATATTATTATGCAGTATGAAGTGGATGAAGTATTACATGATATGGAGCAGATACTTTTATTATAGATGACCCTATAAAACCTGACGAGGCTGAATCTGATATAATTAGAACATGAATAAATAATTGGTTTTGAAATACCGTTATTTCTCGTTTAAATAACATGGCAAAATGAAATATTATTATAATCATGCAAAGAGTACATTGAGATGATTTATGTGGGCATTTACTTGAGGATATGAAAAAAGGTACTGGGTATGATTGGAAATTATTAAGTTTTCCAGCAATCGCAGAAAAAGACGAGTATTTTGATATAAAATGAAATATTTACTCGAGGAAAGAATGAGAAACCCTTGATATAGAAAGAATGCCTATTGAAGCATTAAAAAAGATAAAGGAAACAATGTGAAATGTGTATTTTTCTACACAATACCAACAAAATCCTATTGATAAAGATAGCCAAGAATTTCACGAGGAATGGTTTAAATATTATGAGAATATTTGAGGTGGTCGAATATTTACAGCAGTAGACCCTGCATTTACAAAAAAAGATAGTGCAGATGATAGTGCTATTATTACAGCTATGTTTTTAGAAGATAAAATGTATATTTTAGAGTATACAATTTGAAAATTTGACCCAGGGGAGCTTATAGATAAAATGATTTATCATATTCAAAAATGGAATCCTGAAAAAATAGGGATAGAATCATTCAATGCACAAGTTACTATATCATTTTCGTTAAGAAATGAACTTGAAAAAAAGAATATATATTGTCCTATTGAAGAAATAAGACAGCAATGAGATAAAGAGGCAAAAATAAGAAGATTAATACCGTTATACAGAAATTGACTCATTTTTCATAAAAGAGATATGGACTTTTTAGAAAATCAATTAAAGCAATTTCCTAGATGAAGACATGATGATTTAATAGATGCTGAACAAATGTTGTATGATATGTATACTTTACAGCCAAATACGACACAAAAATTTGAAATACCAAAAATAAAATATTATAATTGAAAGCCCTATATATAAAACTTGCTTTTGCTTATATTTATATATAATTATTGAGAATAAAGTCGTGGAAAACTTTATTTATTATAAATAAAAAATGAAGCTAAACCAAACACAAGAAGTTGAGATTTTAAATTATATCAAAGATACTTTTGAAAATTATAAAAAATTATCAGAAAATGACAGGGAAAGACTTATAAAAATATATAAATGATATTCTACTTTTACACAAGATAGAATGAATGACTGGAGTAGTGATTTTAAAATAAATAAAGCTCACGAGATAGTAAATAAAATATTGCCAAGAATAGTGGCAAAAAATCCTCGTTGGATTGTAAGCCCAAGAAGTGATGAGTTTTCTCCTGAAGATAAATTTTTACAATGAGAAGCAAGACAAAAAAGACTTGAAGAAATTAATCAGATGAGCAGAGGTATACAAGATTATCTTACATATACCTTTGATATGTATAATCTTGCTGAACCATTGAGATTATGGGCTAAGTCTATGCTTATATATGGGAATGCTTACGCAAAAATAAAATATAAATATCAAACAGCAAGAATAAAAAATGATAATTGAAAAATAGAAGAAAAAGTGACTTGAGAATACCCAACAATCGATGTAAAAAGCTGGACGGATGTATATATTGACCCAAGATATACAATACTTGAAGATATGCCTTGTATTATTGAAGTAGTACATTGAGTGAGATTGTGTGATTTAGAAAGAAAGAAAAACTATATAAATATAGACAAAATAGAAAAAATGCCTGAGTTGTGAACCTTTACACAAAATGCAAATTCATACAAACAACAGGTTTTTAATATTACTTGAATCCCATCTGAACAAATAACATCTTGAGTAGACAAAAATGCACTTACACTAAAAACATTTTATTGAAAATATGAGTTTGAGGAAAATGAGAATGAAGAATGAGAGAAAGAAGAATCAAAAGAAAAATTATATAAAATCACAACGGTAGATGATTTATTTATTATTGAGTTTGAAGAAATAACAGACTTACCATTTGAAGATATAAAAGCATTTGAAAATCCTGAAGTACATTATGCAGTATGATTTGTAGAGCCTATTTTATCCCTACAAGATGAGTTGAATTTTAAAAAAAATAGTGCGAGTGAATATATTAATAATGCACTCAATAGAAGCTGGATATGGTCGCCAAATAGTGGAATAGACCCAAGAGATTTAATCAGTAAACCAAACAATATAATTGTTACT